TTTTTTTTTTTTTTTTTTTTTTTTTTTTTTCAAGTTAGGAAGAAAAGGGCGGGCCCCCCCCCCCGAGAGGTGGAGGGAGAGCAAAGGAAGAAAATTTTCATGCAAGAGTGACCAACACCATTACAAAGAGCCTAACTTACAGGAAACCACAGAGAACGCAGAGGGACACAGGAGACCTGTCTCTTCACGCCGAAACCAAGTTCACCCACTTGGCCTGGAGGAATTCATAGGGTAGGAAATGAACGTCGACCCCGTGGAGCCGAGCCTGATCTCCCACCTTCTGACACCAAGCCTTGTAGGTTTTGGGTCCGGAGTGGAAAGCCAGATAAGACAGAGAATCAACAATACACTGAAAGTCACCATCCTTCATCCACATAACTGATTGCTCATAGGTCTCGGGCGTCATCACAGGATGTATGTACATGCCTCTGATGTCGTCCGGGACAAACCAGCGTTTCAGGAACGTGACGTCATAGATGGTGGAAGAATCAGGGAAATCAGAAGTCTTAGAGGCAGGGGTGACGATGAACGTGGTGTATTTGTCGTAGAAAGCCTTGATGTCGCGGGGGTGGACATTGGGCTGACACGCGTACAACACGTCGTCGCCGTAGCAAAGAATCTCGTAGGCACGAGGGTTGAAATCAGAGCCAGAACAGTAGAGGAGGGCAGACAAGACAGCCACGTTGTTGCACCAGGAGTTCATTATCGATGTGCCGACACATCCGGATGGATTGCCGCCGATCATGTCATATAACTCACTCCCGTACACGTGGCGAGAATAGCGGATTGACTCGACGTACTGGCGTGCACGCAAGTCGCCCGTTACCTTGTGAACCCAGTCAGCATAGGCAGAGAGAAGGACAGAGGGGATAGTAGCATCAAAGCATTTGTAATCCAGATCCCACACATTTTCATATTGGGCAAATTTGTAGAAGAAGGGAGTCCAGTGGTAGTCGGGGTTGCAACCAACCGCACTGCCATACTCGCCGGGGTTTGCCTGGTAGTGTTCGATGATACCACCAAGCAGCATCCGGCCAGCGATGACGGCGTGGATGGGGGCGCACTCAACAGCACGGGTCAGGCCCTTCTCCACTTTAGCCAATGGCCTGAGTTCATCTTTAAGGAAAGTGGAGTAGATGTACTCAGGGTCTTCAAGACATTGGTCAATTGCGTCTTGAAGTTCTGGTTTTGGGACATAGATACCAGGGGTCGGTTCGTCGAAGAGAGAGCGGCGAGACCGGCCCATGGTGTTCCAGGGGTATCCAGCAGCCTGATTCATGTCGAGACCCTCCATGGAAGGGGTTCCATGGATGGCCTCTTCCTGTGTGAGGGTCCGGAAGGAAGTGGGAAGAGTGGAAGTGTAAAGAGCGATAGCTTCCTCGAGGCAGGGCCAGGGTTTGATCTGGTCACCCTTGTCGTGTTTGAGAAACAACTGGGCATCCAGGTCGACACCTTCCTCGAGGCGGGGGTCAGAACGACGGAGAGCAGCAGGGCCTTTCGTCACAGGGAACGCGCCGTAAGCCGGGCTTGGCCTAAGGCGGGTCTTCCTGTTGATGTTGACGCCTGGGAGCCCTTCGTGTTTGAGGTTGCCACGGGGCACGATGATCGACTGATGCTGGGTCGCATAGTCGGCAATCTGCTCCGTGTAGAGATGCAGAGGGACAGAAAAGCCAGTGCATCCGGGAATCCCAGCCACGTGTATTCCGAGGATCGAGGTGCCAGCGGGGTCGTCCGTCACCAATGGAGCGCCGCACAGTCCACCGAACGTTGCCGCGTTGTAAACGTAGGCACCGTCCTGGACGTGCTCGCCGCCGATGACGAGGGGGCCACGTCGGCAGTTCGAAAATCGGACGTACGTGTAGTTATTCCCGTGTGCAGAGAGGAGGCAGCCAGTCTTGTGGGGATGCGAGCCGATAAATCGGCGCATATCCTTGTACTGGCGAAGGGTGGGGAAGTACCAGAGTTGGAGTTCAGGCCCGAGATCAAGAGGGTCGGGAAGGGTCTTCACATCGAAGACATCGTTGCCGAGCTGGATTTGGTCAGCATCCGCAACGATGTGCGTCGGTATGATGACGAAGCGGGAGAAAAGAACAAAGGCGGAAGAATGGTTCACCGCACCGGGGAGACGGGCGGCGATAGGGAGCACATTCCTGTGGATGTTGGGCATGGCGGGTGTGACTCCGCCTTGCCTGACCACGGGCCCCTTGGTGGAGCGGGGCTTAGGAGTCGGGCGCTGTTGCTTGCCTTTCCTGTACAGGTTGGGAAGACCTGCATAGGCGGCTTGCTCAACGCCATCCTCCTGGTGGCGAGACTTCCACAGGCGGTATGCCATGTAAAGGAGAGTAGCCAAGAAGGAGCAGACAGAGATAAAAGTAGTAGTAGCAAAGATGGGTTTCCGGTACTGCCAGATCTTGTCGCACACACTCAACGGCTGGTTGCTGTGAATGGCGCGGCCGAGGTCGGCAGGCACGGAAACATGAGAACTGGTGAGTAGGTCGTGGATGACGGTGTGATAGGACGCATGCTCGGGGGTTCGAGTGATGGTCCTCTCTCCTTGTCGCACGATGTTCCTCACCATATCAGATGTGGAGGTGTTGCGTTGGACACGCGAGAGGATGAAATCCACGAGGTCGTCGTAGCAAGAGAAACGGCCATCCGCTGGCTTGTGGATGGAATTCCTCTCCACGACGAACTCATAGCAGGAAAGATCAGCAAGTTTGCAGTGGTGGGTAAGGTATTTAGGTGCAGGGAGGCCTGTGTCGCGCAGGACCTCTTGGGGGTCGACCTTACCGCCTTTTGCGCGCACCTGTATACGCAGGTGGAGCCTGCGTTCCAGGGCGGGCATGCAACGGGCGGCACGATCGTTGGCGCGATCGAAGTTCGAGGTGCACACGATTACTCTGGAGGTGTAATATGTGCCCTTATCTTCAATAGCGGCCATGGGGAGGATAAAGGGGGCAGAGCAGACAAGATTAGGAAAGTTTTTCCAATCCTTACCTTCAGGGTCCTGGCCAATGTCGTCGATGAAATGGACGGACTGGCCAGTGTACCCGTCATAGAACTCGCAATCAGCTGCGGCTGGAGCGTAGACATCGTCTACACTCCCACCTAGTTCCTTTGCGAGGGTGGCAGAGAGGATGGAAGCGAGAAGGGATTTCCCGCAGCCGGGGGGGCCAGTCAGGTACACCACGAAGGGTTCGGGGCGGTTGCCTGAATAGCGCTTCCCGGCCTTGGTGAGGACAGAGGTGAAATTCTTGATGGATTGCTGGATGTATGTCGAGTGGGGGCCAGATTTGGCATCGGCTGCAATTTTTGCCAATTCTTGCAGCCTCGAAATTGAGTCGGCCGCGGCAGGGGCGTTGGGGGGTGCCGCCGCGAGGGCCTCGATGGATTCCCTGTAGAGGCGGAGAATCTCATCGTGGGCATCAGCCAGTTTTAGGGCAGGGTCGGTCTTGACCTTGCCCTGAATCCAGTCTATTAATTTGGCGGTCCATTCCCAGGATTTGCTAGCCAGGTATTCCATGTTCTTGACGGCATTGGCGAAGGTGTTGAAATCGCCAAGACCGCCTTGATGCATGGCGCCCTGTTCAGCGCATTCCCGGGCAGAGACCGTGAGGCCTAATTTGGAAGCAATCCAGAAGTAAAGGGCCCCGATAGCGTTGGGGACTTTAGAGAAGTACCCAGCGATGTCGGGAGAGAGATCAGCACAGAGAAGCAAAATCACACCAGCGAGGGACATTGGGGTGGGGGAACCAAAGATAACAAGAAGGTAGCCAAAGGCCTTGGCAACCCATTTAAGGAACGTGACAATGCCGCTGGAAACGGCATCACCAACGTTCTCTTTGAATGAGCTGGACCAGGTGCCGAGGAAATCCCGAAAGCCATCGATGGAGGCGGAAACCTTGTCCGCAGCGCATCGCAGATCAGAAGAGCAGAGCATCAGGTTATTGGACGTAGCCTTCAACTCGAGCTCTTTGGCTGTGTCTGCAACGTAGCGGGCGGAGGCCGCCGCGTCCTTAATGACCTTGGGATAGGAGAAAAAGCCAGGCTCCTCGGAGTCAGAGTCTGTGACCGGTCGCCGGCAACGCCTGGTTTGGCGCCGCGGGCGGGGTTTAGGACGATCGGATTCCGAGGTGGAAAAGAGGGTGTTATGAAGAGAGCGGGGGGCCGGGGTAGGGCGAGCGGAAACAAAGGAGGTAGAAGAGTCAGAGTCTCCCTGACGTTGGGCCTGGCGGCCTTGGAGCGCTTGCGCGGCGACCAGGCTGACGGCAGAGAGGGCGAAAACCCCAAAGACAAGGGAGTAACCGGTGTTGGGGAGAGAGACGCCGGTTACGTTGGAGACAAAGGTAGTACAGTTGTTCTCGGCATTGTATTCCCACGGCTCGCCAACGAGGCAGGTGGCAGTGACCCAGCAACCAGGAGAGACCTCTTGGTAGGGTTCACCGTCACATTCCTCGTAGGCGATCACGCAGCCGATGCCGGAACGGGAAAGGGAAATTTGCTCAGACGACCCATCGGGGTGGATCGCCCGGATGGCCCAATGAACATAGGTGGGGCGCTGCGCCTTGACAATGTAAATGCGCGAATCTGGGTTGAGCAGAGACGGGCACTCACGGTCCTGGCACTGGCGCCGGGAGAGGGCAATGGGCAGTTGGGGGTGGGTTGCGACATGAAGCCTGTAGTATTCAAGCGCTGTACCGCGGGGATCAGAAAAAGCGGACGAGGTGGTAGAGGGAGCAGAAGCAGTAGTGGGGGGTGCACGAGGAACCCATGCCCGGAAGTTCCCGAACGCGATGGAAGGGTAGATCGTCGGATACTGGCTTGTATCGACGTTACCCTGAAATGTGACCGTGATCACTAGGGTTCCGAATGTGGTGTTGACCACATCGGTCCCGCCAGTGAAGTCGGCGAATCCCATAAAGGAGGTGGGAATCGCAGACAGGGGGTTGGCGTACGGGATCGACAGGCAGATGGTCTCCTCAGCAGTGGGGCCGACGGTAGCACGAACGTTGTAACAATCGCCCAACTGGATGTTGGTGAAATTGGTATTAGGGACGGCACCGCCGGGTGGGATGAAGAAGAAGGAGAGATAGGCAGCATAAGCAGCAGGGTTAGACACCCGGATAGCGACACGAGGGTCACCACGGATGTAGGTGAAGCAGGAAAGCAAGAGGGGGAGAGTGTCACCGGGGCCGGCATTCGAGATCCACGAAACAGGGTTGAGTTCCATGATCTGAATGCCTGAGGTGAGCTGGATAGAATAGTTAGAGCCAGAGACAAAGATAGGGCGGTAGAAGGAGAAGAAGTTTGCCAGCATGGAGTCAGGGGGCCTAGGTGCGTCCTTGTACTCGAACGTGGTCCGAGTCTCGGGCGCGGAGACTGGGGCTCCGCTCTCAATGGATGAGGTAGACGTGGGGGCATCAAGATCTTCACCCGCCTGTGGCTGGAGTGCCAAGGAGGGCATATTGATGCCGCGCACGTTGTATCCATCGCCAGCGGAGAGGAAGGCAACGACAGAGGCGGAGGGGGAGGTAGTGGAAGGCCCAGTCAGAGGCTGCATGACATAGACGGAGATTGTACCTAATTGACAAAGGAGTGAATTTGGTGTTGCCAAATTGTTGACCTTCCAGTAAGTAGCAGAGATGAAAGGGATAGTAAAGTCAAGAGTGGAAACCCCGTTGATGTCCCAGACGGTGGAAGTACCGCGGGCGGCATCTTCGAGGGAAGCGGGGGCCCGAGTGCCTGGAGGGGAGTAGGCAACCAGGAGACGCCCATAGTGTTGGGCAGAGCCTGTGAAAAGGAGAGAGAGGTGGAGGGGGCCACGCCACTGGGTGAACATGGAGGTGACAAAGGCAATCGGTATCCCCAGTGCGGAAAGGGCGATCGAGTCGATCGTCTCCTGCGCAATGAGGTCGCCGGTGCCCTCGGCGGCCGTCCAGGTGTAGATGTTGAAGATACCTGGACGGTGGCAGAATTCAATCCAGTCAGTGACCTCTCCAGGAAGGTAGTCAACAGGAGGGGAGAAGGGGCAGACCCCGTAGATGGGGATCTCCTGATCGGCAACGACGCTACCGAAAGCCCCGCTACCAGGAACGGCGCGGGTCTTCCAGTGTTGCCGAGCGACCATTCGGAGACCATGGAAGGATGAGTTGACAGGAGAGACGTAGATGGAGACTCCAAGAGAGTTGGAGCCGTTGGTGGGGGGTTGAAGGGGGGTGAGAACAGAGACCACAATAGTCCAGGGACAATGCAGACCAGAGAACGTATTGGGGGCTGGGCCAATGTACGGGAGATCAAGAGTGACAGCATTCCCAGAGAACAAGTTCAAGATGACATAAGGGTAGGTATAGGCACCATAGAAGCGAGACTGGGAAAGGGTGGAGTCGAAACCCTCAGGGATAGCGAAGATTGTAAGAGAGCCACCATGAAACTGAGACCCGTTCACGACAACTGTCACCTGCCATCCACAATTCCAAAGTGCATTGGTATTGTACATGGCTGCCCAGGCGCTATCGGGATAGGCCTGGACGAACGATGCGGGGAGTGGGTACCCCGCACCGCCGGTGGAGTTGCCAGACGAGTTCCAATTGTCGGCGTCAGAGAAAGGGAAAGACAGCCCGCCGTTGAGGGCGTTCCAGGTCATGGAATTAGAGCCACCCAGAAACTGGCGAGGGCCGGAAGAGGTGTCCCAGGTAAAAGTGTCCAGCAACCAAGTACGGTCGCCGGCGGGGCCAGGGTAAGACGGGAGGTCAGGGTTGGGTAGGGGGACACAGGGGGTGGGAGGGTAAGCGACAACAGTGGGGTAGCCAGAAGAAGATTGGATAGCAAAGTTGCCAGATTGGACAGTATTGGGGGCAGGAGTGGAAAGGGCAGAACCAGGCAGAGCCAATAACCTGGTGTCTTGGGAGCCATTGCTCGAGATGCGAGACTTGATTGCATCCTTGGCGAGCTTACCGGCGGACTCGATCCCGTTGAGGGCGTGATCGAGACCACGTTCGGCAGCCTTTTGAGCAATGGGCTCCCACCACTTTTGGTAGTTATGCACCTTGACGGTGTTGGAACCGCCAGACGCAGCAGGGGTTTGGGTTTTGGAGGTAGAGGAACCACCGCGCTGGCCAGGGATCTCGTCCTGTGAGGATGTCACAGGACCGTCACCGAGACCGGTGTTGACGGTGGGGGACCACCCGTTGGCGCCGAGGTCCGTGGTGACGTTGTTGCCATTCCCATAGATGTTGGTCTGGGAAGAGCCTTGGCGCACAACGGAGTCGGTGGGGCGGGGTGGGACAATAAAATTTGGGTGGACACCCAGGTCGAGGCATTGGAGGAAAATGCGCTCGGCCTTGGTGAGCGGGGAGAAAAGCGGACCAGGGAGAGTTTTGGCGCAAATTCTATCGAACTCGCGTTGAATCCAATCAGGGTAATAGGTCGGTTTCTCCCAGTTTGGGTGGAGGACATCCTCGGGCCAATTAGAATCATAGAGAATGTCTTCGGGAGGGGGCGGGGTGCGGGGAACACGTGGGCGGTGGGTAGGGCACCGGGAGGGGAAAGAAGGAGAGTCGAGAGCACCGCCGAAGATGGCGACGCACTCAGGACAGTCGTGGAGGGAAGGAGGCTTTGGGAGCGAAAAGTGGAAAGGACGCTCCTGCAGCCAGAGGGCTTCAGAGGAGGTGAGGCAAGTCTTGTAGGAAGGCATGTCTTCACCAAGCCAGGAGTCAGAAGAGTCGAAAAAAGTTAGTGTGTAAATGGTGTTGGTCGAAAGGTGAGAGTTGGTAAGTGAAGCCGTTTTGAGAGCAGAAAGAGCAGTGGAAGCACAAGATCCAGAGTCAGTTAAGCAGTCAATTGTGGAGTAAAGAAAAAGGAAACTGAACCCATAGACAATTAGCCTGCGATCAGATCCCGCCGAAACGGGGTACCTTCGCAGCATTCCTAGGGTCCAGAGAAGCACACCTGAAGTACAGGGATATGGCGCACGCACTTTCGCGCAATGGTCCATGAAAGCAAGTGAACAAACCGAAGTCTGAACATACTGTTGCGCACACTGGGGGTCCTGTTACCAGGATGGCGTCCGCAGCGGATCACAGCACTCTGTAGGCTTGCCGGGCCAGAACTTGCAAACACTTCACAAAGCGTTACGGTGCAGCATTCCTCACCGAGCATTCAGGGACACAGGGAACCTACCTTTTGGCTTGAAGAGGGAAAGACCCAGGTTCCTTTTATAACCGCCAGGCTAGCCCTTGGCGGCCGCCGCTGTGTGCGGCGTTGTAAATTATGAATGGGGGCGAAGGAGAAAGGGTGGTAGGGGAGAGGAGGGGTGCCAGTTTCACATTCCCGAACGAGCGGTAACGGTGCGAGAAACAGGCAAACTATACACCGGGCATATTGTCATTCCCGCAGAGTGGTACCGAAGTAGCACAGTGCGGTATCGGCGGCCTTGCCGAGGCGCGCCGTCGAAAAGAGTGTGGAGGGGGAGGGTATCCCCCCCCACACCCTTTTCAA